CCGAGAGCGGCGAGCGCAGCGCGTATAGTTCGCTCCCGGTACTGTTGAAAGCTCACCCCCAGCTCGAACCGCACCGCCTCCGCATCTACCGCAGCCGACAGAATGAGGCGCAGCAGTGGAGCGGCGAGGGCGTCACCGTGGAGCGCGTACCCATCACCAGGAGCGCGGATGTATGATGAAGAGAAAGCCGAGCGCGTTATCCGTTGGATCGAGAAGTATTGCAGCCACGTTAAGGGCTCGAAAGGTGGGCAACCGTTCAAGTTGGAGCAGTGGCAGAAGGACGACATTATCCGCCCACTGTTCGGAACGCTCCGCGAGGACGGCCTTCGTCAATACCGCACGTGCTACGTGGAAATACCTCGGAAGAACGGCAAAAGCACTTTGTGTGCCGCGCTCGCATTGTATCTACTATGTGCCGACGATGAGCCCGGCGCCGAGGTCATCAGTGCGGCGGCGGACCGCAACCAGGCGCGGATCGTCTTCGATGTAGCGCTGGGCATGGTGGAGCAGAACCGCGAACTAAAGAACCGCCTCAAGTGCCGACAGCATGCCATCCACTACAAGACGAGCTTCTACAAGTCGATAAGCGCCGAGGCCAACACGAAGCACGGCTTCAACTGTCACGGCGTCATTTTCGATGAGCTCCACGCGCAGAAGGACGGCGAGCTGTGGCGGGTGCTGTCGACCTCGATGGGTTCACGTAACCAGCCCATGATGTTGGCCATCACCACGGCGGGCCACGATACGTCCAGCATCTGCTACGAAGTGCATGATTACGCCATGAAGGTGAAGGACGGCAGCGTCGACGATCCCGCATTCCTTCCGGTCATCTACGCCGCCGAGAAAGGCGACGACTGGACGAAAGAAGAGACATGGAAGAAAGCCAATCCCGGATACGGTTCGATATGTATGAAGGACTATTTCGAGCAGGAAGTCCGGAAGTGCCAGCACAACCCGCGGGAGGTGAATACGTTCCTTCGCCTGCACCTGAACATTTGGACGTCGAGCGAGGAGCGTTGGGTATCCGACGACGAATTTATGAGGGGCAAGGAAGCGGTGCCGGAGACGCGCCTATCCTCGCTGCCATGTTACATCGGCCTCGACCTATCGAGCACCAAGGACTTAACCGCGGTCGGTATGCTATGGCGGGACGATGAGCTCGACAGGTTCTACCTCAAGTGCCAGCACTTCGTAAATGCGGAGATGGCGCACAGCAAGAAGTTGAGCGGCGGCATCGACTACGAGATGTTCAGCCGGCAGGGCTTCGTAACGATCACGGATGGCAACGTAAACGATATGGACGCGGTGCGCCGCTTCATCCTTGACGCCTGCGCTAAGTATGACGTGCGGATGGTGGCCTACGACCGTTGGAACGCCCATACAATCGTGCCGCAGTTGGTGGAGAAGGAGATACCCGTCGAACCTTTCGGCCAGGGCTTCCGCTCTATGGCGTACCCTACGAAGATGCTGGAGGTGGAGATGTGCAAGGGGAATATCATTCACGGCGGCCATCCGGTGCTACGTTGGCAGATGGGATGCGTACACCTTCAGCGCGATGAAGCCGATAACATCAAGGTGACGAAGAAGAAGAACAGCCCCAGCCAAAAGGTCGACGGTATCGTCGCCTGCATCATGGCGCTCGGAACTTTCTACAACAATAGCGGCGAGGAAGAATTTTCTTTCGATATTGTGCACCTATAGGCCGCGCACCGCTGCCGGTTTGTGGTAATTTGATGTGACGCCTGACTGAACGCAGTCGGGCGTTTACATTTACACAATGGCACAAAGTAACTGGTTCCAGCGCCTCCTTACCCGTGCGGGCTTCCGGTATGGCTACACTGGCGCCCCTGGCTTCACGTCACACCTACGCGGCTACGGAACCAGCGCCGGCGTCAATATGGACGTCGATATCGCGCTCGGCCTGTCTACGGTCTACGCCTGCGTTCACCGCGTCGCCTCCACCGTCGCACAGCTCCACGTCGACGTCTTGCGCCGCGATGGGGAGAACACCCTCCGCGCCGACGATCACCCAGCATATAAGCTCATCAGCGAAGAGCCGCAGCCGGGCCGCACCGCGTTCGACTTTTGGGAGATCCTCATCACCCACGTCCTGCTGTACGGTAAGGGCTACGCCATCATTCACCGCGATGGGCGGACCACGCAGCCGGTGGAGCTGGAGCTCATCCACCCGCAGGACGTCACCGTCCGCACCGTGGAGGGCATCACCAACTTCGTAGTGGACAAGCGCGGTACGTACCTCGCCGGCGATATGCTTTGCATCCGCAACCTTTACGGCCTCTCGCCCATCGAGACGCACCGCGAGCTCCTTGGCCTCGCCAAGGCGGCGCAGGACTACGCCTCGGAATTCTTCGGATCGTCGGGCAACATGACCGGCATCTTGAGCAGCAAGGAGCCGCTACGCAAGGAACAGCTCGACATCATACAAGACAGTTGGAACAATAGCGGCGACCGCCTCGGTACGAAGCTGCTCCCGTTCGGGTTCAACTACCAGCGCGTAGGCGTCGACCCTTCACAGGCGCAGATGAGCGAGCAGCGCGATTTCCAGAACCAAGAGATCTGTAGGGTGTTCGGCGTCCCGCCTTCCCTCGTTGGCGTACAGTCCAACGTGACCTATTCCAATACGGAACAGCAGGCCATCCAGTTCGCGAAGTACACCATCGTCCCGTGGACGCGGAAGATCGAGCAGGAGATGAATTGCAAACTCATCGCACCGGAGGAACGCGCCCGCACGTTCACCCGCTTCGACCTGTCCGACCTTCTCCGCGGCGACAGCGCCGCCCGCGCCAACTATTACGACACCCTCGTAAAGGCCGGCATTATCTCCATCAACGAAGCCCGCAGGATGGAGGACATGAACGAAGTCGAGAATGGAAACTTGAACATGGTTCAAGTGAACCAGGTCAGCCTCCAGAGCTTCGGCGACTACAGCGCGAAAATCAGCAGCGACGACAATGCCGGTAACTGATTTCCCAACCGAGGGCGGCGATAAGAAGGTGAGCCTACAGAACAGCAATTACCCGCAGTTCGATAGGGCTTTCGCGGAGATGGTTCGGGAGGATCATCCCGTTGTATGGCGTGCTGGTGGCAACATCCGCGGAAACGATGCCTTCACGCTATGGGGCCGCGCTCGCGATGGCGAAGATACCGAGGGCGTCCTGTCGTGGATTCGGGAGCGCGAAGCATGGGCCGCGCGACACTTCCAAGACGGCGCCCACCTCACCGACGACGATCCCGTCCTGAGCAACATCGGCGGCGTCGTGGCGCAAATGAAATGGGGCGTAATCGGCACCCTCGGCGAAGGGGGCATGAAGGACGCCATCCGCACAGTAATTGAAAAACAGGAACGCATGGATGAGAACATGACGACCACCGACGGCGAGACCGTATACTACACCCAGGAGGAGGCGCAGGCGGAGAGCCAGCGCAACGGCTCCGAGGGTTTCATCGAATACCGCATGGAGGATGGAGCAAACCTTTTCACCGCAGTACAGCCCGAACCCGAACCGGCACCGGTTGAGACGCGCAAAGCTGCGCCGGATATCCAGCGGCGCACGGCGGAGCTGCGGGCCACGGCTCCAATGGTGCTCGAAGGCTACGCGGCACTTTTTGACGACACGACCGACCTGGGGCCGTTCAAGGAGCGAATCAATCGCGGCGCTTTCGATGGCGTCTTGGACGCAGACGTTCGGCTACTGCTGAACCATGAAGGCGCACCCTACGCCCGCACGAAATCGGGCACGATGACTATTAGCCAAGACGACCGCGGACTGAAGTACCGCGCCGAGCTTGGCAACACTCAAGCCGCCCGCGATCTGTACGAGATGGTGAAGCGTGGCGATATGAATCAAATGAGCTTCGGCTTTACCATCGCCGAGCAGGACTGGAACGAGGAGGCCAACCTGCGGACCATCAACAAAATTGGCGAGCTCTACGAGCTGAGCGTCGTCCCGTTCCCGGCCTACAGTAACACGGTGGTCGAGGCGCGGAATAAAAAGAAGGAGGATACTAACTTGCCACACAAACAAAGTTTCAAAATGAACTTCCGCACC